GCAAGGTTTGTCGATAGGTCAAATATTTGTTTGGGTTAACCGTGCCAGAGGTTAGATCAATGCGGAGTAAGTATAGCGACTTGCCAGCAGGCACGGTGTACACGCACGCTTGCGTTGCGCCTTGACCAGCCTCAATGTAACCGTGCAAGGTAGCGCCAATTTTGATGCTGATATTGCCGACGTTTGTGCTACTCAGTATCACCGCTGAATTTATGCGGAAAAATGCCTGAGTAGTTGATACCGCCGATGTGCCAGTCAAGGTGACTGTTTCTGAAATCTCAACATAATCAGAGTCTAGGCCGTTAATCAAAACGTCCATTGTGTCTGAGGCAGAAGTAGAGACCACAGACAAAACAGAGGCAGATGATGGGTAGACGTAAGAGCCGCCATCGTTCCACAATGTTTCAAAAGAATCACCGACATCACGGTTGAATCCAAAGATGTTTAAAGGCTTTAAGTTGTTGTAATGACCTCTAGCAACGTCAAGGAAGACGTTGGTTGTTGTCATGTGTTCGTCAAGTTGGTAGGCCATTGCTTATTTCCTCTTTTTCTTATTACGCCCTGAACGCTCGTTGCGCTTTGGTAGGTCTCTTTTCATAATTCACCTTTCGTCGTAATAAGCCAGATGAGTCCAGCAACAATGATTAACCCAGTTACCACCGAGATGATAATTAGAGCGCCGTTTATCCAAGCCCACACCAATTGTTTGCGTTTGTAGATTGCCAACGCTTTCTCACGTTCGGCTTGGTCTCGCTCACGTTTCTTTTTGGCTTGGTGGGCAAGAAAATCATCGTAGAGCGATGGGCGACCGCAGTATATAAGTAGCGTTTTTAACTCAGCCTCTGCTTCCCGCAGACTTTCCAGCGCCCAGAACTCTTCCGAGTCGCTACCCTTTGCAGATGCCTTCTTTGCTATCTCAGCCTTGAGGCCGAAATACTCGCCTAGCTTTGCACCACAGGCGGCTATCTCTGAACCATTTTGCAGGCTGGTCTTAATGACTGCGAACGCGGCATTAGCCGCCGCCAACTCAAGTAGCATTATTTAGGCAGAGAGCCGTTTGAGCCAAGCCACATGAATAATCCAACGACAGCCGCGCCCACCATCCACGTCAACTTAGTCAACACCGATTTGCCAACATTCTGATAAATCTTTTGGAACGCACGTTCAGCCGCCTTCTCAGCGATAGCGTCAATCTGTGCGTCAGTTAGTTGGACTTCGTTGGACATGGTTTAATTTTCCCAGTTCTGAGCGCTCACAACGGCTATCAGTTGCTCAACATTTTCGCACAACTTAATCGCCGCTTCAAGTCGGTCGGCTTCTGCCACAATCGCCGCACGCTTGGCTACTACGCTATCAGGGATAGCCACGTCACGCTCTGCCTTGCGAATCACCATCCAGTCAGTACCCGCCAGCATTGTGCCAGCAGTAGCCTTGACCTGAGCAATCCAGTTGGACTTCAAGCCCTTAGCGACCAGACGCTCATCGCTGTCCACCATAGCAGGCTCACCATCCACTTCACCCAGCACCTTGACATACATGGGGTTGCCATCTTCGTCGACTTCCTCACGGTCTTCTATAGCCTTAGGGTTGTTGATGTCGCCATTCCAGTAGAAGCGGTCGTCAGCACGCGCTGGTTCAGCTTCCCATGTAATACCCAAGGCTAGTCGAGCAATAGCTGTTGACCTGCGTAACCAGTTACTTGGGTATTGAATGTCCCCCAACGTAAAGGCACGGTCGAGTGGTAGAGGTTTGTTGTTTACTTTGTACATATGTTTTCCTTATCGTGCGAGGGAATTTTTGAATGGGTTTTCAGCGAAGGCCATGTAGATGTATGTACCGCCGCTTGCGTTTTGGTCTACTCCAGCTCTGGTGTTTTTGAAGCCGTTTGAAAGCAAATCGTAGGTATCAACTCCACCGTATTCTTTGTTGGCAAGATGAGGGTATAAATACGGGTCGTCTGGGTTGTATGCTCCCCTAGTTGAATCAAATAGGTGCCACCCTCCAGCAGAGTCAGAACGCTTCGTTAGCAGATAAGCGGGCCTAAATCCCAGATACACAAAAGTCCCGTCTGAGGAACCATTGCCCGTGTAGCTACCGAACTTGCTATACCCTTCTACTTCGGCGAAACAGTAGGCTACATAATCGTAAGTTGATTGATTTACTGAGTTTTCGTTGCCTAAAGTAAACACCGTGCTTGAAGGGTTTGTGTTATTCCAAACTGTGCTTCCAGTTTGGTCTCTGAGTGCTTGATCAAGGTATATAAATTTTGTACCCCCCAACTCACCGTGATACACAAACCAACTTCTGGCAATCCCATTCGGCGTTCCTCTAGCTTTAACAATCACCATTTTAGGCTCTGCCCCAAGCGAGTGAGCAACGGTTGCCCCGCTAGTTGAGTTACCCGTATAAGTCACAATGCTAAAACCAGCGTCTTGGTTCACCGACCCCACGCTTGCAATTGTTGCGCCGTTAGTCCCCGCGTCGTTGCTAAAGGCTGTGCCAGCTTTCCAGTTCCAAGCTACCATACTATCGCCTGACGCATTTAACTGATAGACATTAGAGCCAAGCGTAAAGCCGTCAGTATTAAATCCCGTTAGCTCCCCACCAGTAAGTTCTTGGGTTGTGCCATTAGTAAGAAGCATATTACCAGCACCGCGCACAGAATCATATAAGTTGTGGTTTCTAACATTAGTTCTACTTTTACCCCAAACAAAGTCAGGCTGGAATTCAAGACCAGTTATGCTCTGACCTGTACCATTACCCGTGTAAGTCAGCACATCAAAATACTCACTCCCATCCACAATTGCGCTGTCTGGCAAGTTACCCGTGTGTAAGGGCAAGAAGCCTGTGGGTGGCGTGTAGGCGAATGGGCGTTGACCGAAGTTCCAATTTGATGTGCTGTTAATGTGACCAGTTGCAAAGTAAAATTCACCAGCAGTTAAACCTGAATTAGCGGCTGTATAAAACTGAGTTTGTAAGGTGTTGTTTTTGTAAAATTTAATTGTTAAATTATCAACGTCAAGTTCAATACCAATCACATCTCCGGTAGTAAATCCTGCTTGTGTTGGAGTAAGTTGGGTGCTGTTGTAATACAAGCCGCCATCACTGTTGTAAGCCCAAGTGTTTGCTTGAAAACCCAAACGTGATGTGGGCGAATAACCGAGTTTTGCAATACCACAAGTACCAGCATAAGTGTTTGACCCAACAGTCATTTCGGCATACCATTTGCCAGAAGTTACTCCAATAGACGAAACAGTAGTTACAAAAGCACCAACCTCCGTCATAGTCAAATTAGCGTTAGATAAGGTTACTGTGCTACCTAATGACAACGGATTCAACACAGCATAATTTCCACCGTCTGCATAAATCGTAGGCGTGTCTGTCATGCTGTCGTAAGTAACACCAGCCGTCAGCGAGATGCCGTTGGGTGTCCAGTCGTTACCGTTGCCACTTGAGTCAGCCGCCAAGGTTGTCGTGGTCGTTGCATCGCTAAAGGGCAGGTAGAAGCCGTTTGTGCCGTATGTGCCTTCGTAGGCGGCTGGTTGCCATACGCCTGTGTCTTCGTTGTACTCACCAAAGGCGGATGCGTCTAGGGCTTGTCCGTCAATGTTGTGCACCTCGGTCATGTAACCATCCCAGTACGCAGATAGCCCATCATCACCTCGTGCTCCAATGTATTGTGCAACCGTGTTATTCCAATCCGTGTTAAAGTTCTGAGAGGGGTAAGTAGATGACGAAAAAGAAGTTACTTGTACTCCGTTGACATACAGTTTTACACGGTTTGCGGCGGTTGCTTGGGTAGTATCAAATGCAATAACAATGTGATACCACGCAGAAGGGTCACGATATAGAGCACGAGTTACTAAATATATAGAAGTGCCTCCTCCAGCAACTATTTCAATATCAGCGGGTGTGCTGTTGATATAAACAGTTCCTTGAGAGCCGAACCCAAACAAAGCAGTTCTTGTTGTAACAGACCCACGCTTAACCCAACCACTCCATGTCCAAGTCTTGCGGTTTCCAGCGGATGCAGGAGTCCTACTCAGGTAAGCAGACGCACTTGAGCGAAAGCGCAGGGAGTTCTCAATGGTGTAGCCCCCACCTTGACCCGATGCGCCCGCTAGTATGTTTGAACCAATAATACTCATCGCTTGTAATCTCCAGTCCACACAGCATGGATTTCGCTTGCACCTTTAACAATGTAGTCAACACGGTCAACAGCGTCACCAGCCGTGCTTAGGGTGGGTACAGTACCCGTAGCAAACTTCCACGCTGTATTCCAGCCTAATATGTTGCCGCCCCCTGAATCTTGCACGATAAAGATTGAACCACTCTGACCAGCCACCGCATTGGTTGGCGCGCCTACGGCTGTCGCCGTGCCCGTTAGCGTGACCGTGAAGTTGTTACTCAAGGCCAAGTCAACCGCGATTGTGGCGGTCTCGGATAGCGTAGCAACAGCACCGCGTTGGGCGGCTGTAAAGGTCTGCACGGCATCGCTTACGATGACCTTGGCTAACTCTACGCTGTCAATGTATGTAACCGCATCGGTTGTCTGGTCAAACGTGGCAAGGCTAATCCAAGCGTCATTGTCCTCATTGCGAACCTTGAGGATGTGGTTTGTTGTGTCCATCCATAATTGATTGGCATAAGGTACGCTTGGAGCGCTTGCGCCGCTAGATGTGGATGCAATAGCGCCCAAAGCATCATTTAAGTCTGCTCGGAAAGCGGGAAAGCCTTGATTGGCGATGGAAAAGTCGTGCTGTGCCATTTTTACTCCTATGCGGTGGCTAATTCGCCATAACCTTTGGCGACATAATCGAATGTGCGGCTAACCGCTGAACCGCCTGAGTTTCTAAATGTAATTGTAAACCCAGACGCTGATTTTGAGGTGATTTCGTAGTAGTCGCCTTGCGCTAAATTCTCGGCGGCAATTGCTACGGCTGGCGTCTGTTTAAACGCTTTACCATAGGTCACAACATAGGCTCCAGCACCACTCGCAAGATTGTCCCCAGAGATAACTCGATCAGGCATATCAATGCTGACGCTCAAAGCCTCCAATTGAGGGCTAGACTCGCCTGATTTGCTGGTAAGAACCGCTTTAAACTTAAATGCGCGTGCCTTGTAGTCCCCAACAAAGAATTGCCGCCAATCACTCCAAACTGGGTCGCCAGCAGGGTCATCCTCTGTCGTTGAGATATAAAGAATAACGTTTGTATCGCCGTAGCTATTCGGGTCGCCATCAAACAAGCCAACTCTTTCATCAAAGTTGCCTGTCGCATCGTCAAACAAATTAACGTAATCCAATCTGGTTACGGTTATATTTGATGTAACTCGGCTGGTGTAAACCTGAGACAAATCAAAATAATTGGCAAACTCGTAGGTTCCAGTTGTTGAAACGCTACCTCCACCACCATCGAAGTCGCCATCAGCGTCGTCAAACAGCCCTGTAATGTCATCAAAGTCTGTGGAGGTATCCAAGACTAGGTAGCCTTCTTCTGTGACGCTACACTCGGTTTTAGAGCCTGAGAACAATGGGCTTTCTGTGATTGCCTCAACTACATTGAGGTCTTTAATGCCTTCAATGATTGCCACGGTTGAGGTTGATTGCAAGGATTCGTTGCCCAGCTTGTCAATTGCCTTGATAAAGTACGTCCCCGTCATAGCGGGAGCAATGGCAAATGTAGCGGGGCGAGATACCTTGGGAATTAGATCAACAGCGTTGGCATAGTTAGCCCCAACCGTTTCACGCGCATGACGAATCCGATAGTGCGACAAATCAAGGTCAGGCACAGGAGTCCAAGTCAGATAAGCCTGCGTGCCAATAATGTTGATTGTGAAGTCGCTTATGTTCTGAGGCGGCGCTGTCTTTCCAATGACCTCATGGTTTTCATAAGACCATTCAGACGTAATCCCAAGTATGTTGATTGACCGAGCGCGAATGTTATACAAAGCGCCATCAATGACGTTAGCCAATTGGAACGTGTTGCCAGATGCCTGACCAAGGTTTAGCCACTCGGTTTCAGTTGATGGCTTTGCCTGTACTTCGTATCGATCTTGAAATGTAGCTGTGCCAGTCAAAGTGGCGACCAATTTAGTCACAATCGTTTCGGCATTGATCTCAAGAGTGTCTGTGCTGAGTATCGATGGCGGCGTTAAGTTGAAGACGCTTGGCAGACTTGTATTTGGCGCTGGGTCGTAAGGCGACTCCTCACTTGTTGCCCAGTCATAGACGTTTGATGCCACTTCACGCAACTCAAGATCAACCCCAAGAATCTCACCAAATGAGATTTGAGACCCAACCACCTCAAAAGGCTTGTTTGACCAACCCATTCTTGTGTTGTTAATTTGCACAATATCACCGACTTGAGCCTTGAGGCCAGTTAGCTTCATTGGCAAGGACGTTGTAATCTGCTGTCGTGCGCGTAGCAATTCAATCTTTGCCAAGCGTTGCGCCATGCTTGCTGATGTAGTCCAAGGCAACTCAATTGACTTGAGGTTTTCTTCGCCGTTGTCTTGAGCCACAAACGTGGTTGATGTAATCGCTGGGAAGTCGGTTACAACATAGTTGTCAGCAGGCGATAAGAATACGCCCTTTACGCCGTTGAAACTCTCACGGCGGCTAACCAATGACTGAACTCGAAAACCACCTCTTAGATCGTTTTCGTTAAAGGACAATGTTGGTGTGTAGTAAGCCCCAGCCAAGATGCGCCAAACGCCACCAGACCAAATGCACCTGCCAGCCATTGAGGAAACAATTTGATTGATTACGTCTTCTGGCTTGCTTGATGTTGGGAATGCGCCGTTAGCCTCATATCTGTTTTCAGTCCCGCCTGCGACAAGTGACACATCCTCATCGCAGATATTGGCGGCGGCGGCTAATGAAGTCTCATCAATCTCTGTGGCGTAATCAGCGCCCATGCCGTACTTGGTATTTGTTAAGTAATCAGATAAGCAAAGGGCTGGGTTTGCTGACCAAACAGTTGTCTCGGTGCGTGGGTCATAAACCTTTTTGCCGCGAATCAATGCCGAAACGTTAGGCATACCGTTGTAATAGACGTTTTGATCGTACTCAAGGCGAACGTAAAGCAAAGCGCGACCGCGAACACGATGGTTTGCAGTCCATTTGCCAGCAGACTCAGCCACTAGGTCATCAAAAGCCGTTTGATCGGCAGTACCCAGCTTGTACTTAATCCGAGCCTTATTAGCATATTGCCCAGAGGTTACGTTGCCTGAGCCATCAATGACTACCTCATCCTCATTGAAGTAAATCTTCTCTACGCCATCAATCTCATGCCCAGTAAGGGCAATGACCATGTGGAGATACTTGTTTGAGTTTGTTGACTCAAGATAAAGAATCGTGCCGCCCAACCGAGTGCGACCATAGGTAATAACGTGAGGTGCAATTGGTTGCCTTGACGTGACAGTCCTGTCTTGCAGGGTGATTGAGCCGCCGCCTATCGTTGGCTTTTTTGCCAATGCCGCCGAAACCCCGCTGAGAACTAATGAGGTTACAAAACTGGTAGCAAAGTAAGCGGTTGCACCCGTCAAAGCCAAACTACCAACGGCAAATGTGGCAGAACCAACAGCCGCAAGACCAACCACCATGCCGACACCAGTAGCGACTGCGGCGACAACTAAGGCGGCTTTAACGTACTTTGCCATTTATATGCTCCAAGCGTTGATTGCTTCTCGCATTGAGATAAGAACCAATCCAGTTTCTGTGACCACAGCCATTTTATCGCCGACACAGACGCCAAGGGCTAAATCATCGCCAGATTTAACCAGCACAGCATCGCCGCGTTTAGCCAAAAGAGGCTTTTTAGGCTCTCCAAATGAGTTAATAGCAACACCTTCGACGCCACCATACTTTAAAAGCCTTCTAGCGGCTCCCTTAGACGTTTTATATCCACGGTAAGGCTTGGCGTAGTCCACGCCAGAAATCGCCTCTGCGACCCTAAAAACGAACATACAGCAATCGTTTGTGCCCCACTCAAAAGCGCCAGTTTCCTCTAACGCTTTATTGAGTTTGAATTCCCAGCCCTCTAGCCTCATGAGCGACCCCATGTAAGCGTAACTTCTTTCATCGCTGGTACGAACTCGCAACCCAAGTCTCCATCGTACTCGCGCTGTTGCTCCTCATTGGTAAACCGCGACTCCCTTGAGCGTTGCAGGTTTATCAGACGCGACTCGTAGGTAACAGAAATAGTGGATGTTTCGCCTTCTTCTTGAATGGCTGGAATATCTAACTTGCCCTCAAATATCATTGTAGGGTCAGCAATCACACCGCTTTCGTCTAAAAAGCCCAGATAAACCTTGCCTGACTTACCTTGCTCTGATTCCTGCAAGGCCAAAGAAATCAATTCAGACGGTATGCCATTCATCGTGACTGTGATGCCATTGGCCTGTATCTCGCTTGTCTCTTGAACGGCTGAGATGCCCATCAAGTTACCGACACCAGTCCAAGTGCGGGCATCCCAAACAATGTCACCGTAACCAGACCACATCCTGACGTAGCCAGAAGAAAACAGCCCCTCAAATAGCAAAAAAGGCTGAACTTGCGTAGCCTCAATTGCTGTCTGTACGCCTGACGTTAAATCTCTACTCATAAAGCCTCCGCACAGGCAAAGGTCATGCCGTAAATACTCATGTTGTCAATGGAATATTCTGTTTCGTTACTGACCAACCGCCACAAACCTTGCGTGTTGCTTACAGTAAGTGCGGCATCATCATCTGGTGATGAGCGTAAGTTAGGGAATATGTTGATGGTCGCATTGCCAGAACCGTCGCTGTTTACGTCATCCAGTACTTTGTAAAGGCGTGTGGTTGACCCAGAGCCTAACTGAATCCAGTCTCCAGCCTTTAGGATGCCTGTGGTGCTGATTGTCCAGCCATCGGTGATTAACTCATCGCCTGTCTGTGATGCACCGTTTACCAATGGCGTACCTGTACCAACCCCACGGGTAGATGGATTGGCTTTGTCGCCCAACAAGAACGTGCCATATTGACCATTCATTTTCAGCAAGAAAGCAATTACTTGCTCAGCATCTGCACGCTTCATAGGCGGCAAAGAGACTTCAGCCTCCCACCATTGACCCTGATGCTTGTAAACCTGTTGCTGTCCCGTAAATGGCGAAGCGTTAACCCCAACAACGGTACGCGCCCGAATGTTTAGGTTTGCAAAGCCAATGCTTGCTGGAAATGAGACAGGATATGTAATAGCCATTTTTTACCCCAAGGCGGCGGCATATGAACCACCGCGCAGTTTTGCATCAGCAACAGCAGACTTGGCGGCGTTAGCAATCTGCGGCATCAAGGTCATTATCTCAGCCCTGACCGTCTGTTGCACGCCCGTTGTGACATTTATGTTTTGCACAATCGTTGTTCCACCGCCACCACTAGATAGTCGGTTGCTTGGGATGATTGAACCAGACTGGTTAGGCACGAACATCTCAGCGCCACGCTCGCCAACCATGTAGGGCTTGCCAGACTGCACAGAACCACCAATGGCTTTACCACCACCGCTAAAGAATCCATCCATAGCGCCAGCAATCGGACCAGTTATGGACTTCTGAATCATTATGCGAATCAGGTCATTGATGATACTGCTTGCCATTGATCTAAAGGCATCCTTGGCGCTCATAGTGCCATTTACCAAGCCGACAAGCGCATCTTCCATTGACTTCAAGCCACTCAGCGCCACGTTTTGCAAACTTGCTTGCACATTGTCCACACTCTCTGCGTATTGTTGCAAAGGTGACTTTGACGCCTCAAGAGTTTCTTTAATAACCTCTAGTTCTGCTGGCAATGTGTTTTGCCTCTTGCCGCGTTGAGCAGGGTCATAGAAGCCACCAGTTTGCGCTACCTTCAAATCATCTAGGGCTTTTTTAGTGTCTTCGATTACCTTCAAACGGTTGCGTG